CGTCGGCAGCGTCAGATGTGTATAAGAGACAGGTCTACTTCTACATTAATTCCCTTGATAACATTTACATCTAATCCAGTATCTGCTCCGACTGTAGTTTTAGTTACTGTTGCTAAAGCATCTGTATTAGTTTCAATGTCTGTGACTTTAGTTGCTATTGTGCTTGTATCTGTATCTATGCTAGAAAGTGTAGCCTCAGTAGCAGCTCCAGTTGGTAATGAAATAGTTCCTGATATATCGTTTATATCCCAAGTCCCGCTTTGAGTAACTGCCCCAATAACATTTGAACCTGTAGGTAAGGATGCTAATACATCTACTTGAAGATTACCACTTGCGTCTGTCTTTAAATATCTAAAAGCAGTTCCATCGCTACCAAGTGCGACAGTTCCTTTGTCACCACCTACTATGGTGTAAGCATCTGTGAATTGTTCGATGCCTCCGACTGCTGATGCGTTAGTTATATTTACATCTAATGAATCTTTAGTACCACTTGTTGTGGCTGTTACTTTCTTTAGAGCCGATTGGCTCGTCTTTACGTTTGTATCGTATGCGCCTATTATTTGTGCCATGTTACTTTCCTCACTCTCCCCAGTTCAATCAATTCAGTTTACTATAACGTACGAAGTATAAAACACTTTCTTAAACGTCATAGATTATGTACCCTACAAATTTGTCACCATACAGTTTCTCAATACTTACTGCGTGAATAGTTTTCGTATTGTCAATAGTGTTTATTGTAGCTTCCATTGCTGAAGCTACACTAGACAAGCTATCTGGTCCTACTGTTGCCGATGTTACTATGTAATTTACCATTTATTTTCCTCCTTGTTTGTAAAAAGAAAAGAAGGGGGTTGCCCCCCTTATTTAGATTTCTTTTTCGCTTTAGCCTTAGGCGTCTTAGCCTTAGACTTAGGTGTTGATTTAGGTTTAGGTTTTGGCTTAGGTTCTTCGATTATTTTTGGTTTTGCGAAACCTTTAAGCGTTCCTGTTGCTAATCCTCGTCTCATTTAGTCACCTTATGTTGTTGTAATTTCACTTACAGACTCTGCGAATAAGTATCCAGCTGCGATTCTCATAGTTACTACAACGTGTCTCATATCTCTTGAGTGGTCATCATAGTTTTCCAGAGTAACTGGTCTCTTTTCCGCAATTGCGAATGCCTTATTTGCGTCAATTACGTATGCTAACTTAGCTGAAACATTTCTTGAAACTACAACATTCATTCCGAATATTGTTCCAATCAAGCTTCTGCCTGGGTCATTAATACCTGATTTGTCTGCTTCTGTGAAGGTATCAAGGTTTCGAATATCGTTTGCGATTTCTACTCCGATAACCATATGGGTTGCGGTGTATCCGTCGTTTTCGAGATTCTGTATAGCTTCTGTAATGTCCGTAATTGGTAACGTAGCATTTCCGTTTGCTACATCGTGTCCTGCTGCTGTTGATGCTGAACTAAGTTCTGAGACAACTAAGGAATCTTCCTTATCTGCCAAAGCATAACCAGCGCTACCTGCGTTCAATAAAGCAACTGCGAACTGACTGTCTTCAATCATTTCCCGTGTAATTCCAACATTCACTCCGTACTTAACTGGTGTTAATGTTCGTTGTGTATAGCTCTCGTGGTCATAAGGAATCTCTGCCCCTTCAGCTACTGCGTGAACAGTAATTGAATCGACATCTTGTAGACTCACTTTGATTGCGGAACCTGGAATTTGCGCAGGTGGTATAATTGTTGCTGCCAAATTTCTAAACACAAGTCCTTTTCGTACTGCTTCCATAATAGTCTTGTAGACCATTGTTGGTGCTAATACTTTACTTCCTGTGGATGTACTTCCTGTACTTAATGGATTTGTCATTTTATATGTTCAATTTCACCAGCACGTATTTAGCGCTTGCGCTCGCACCCGTAAGTGCTTTTCCGATTACCTTTGCGAATGCTGTTGCGTCTTCAAGCTTTTGAGCTGTAGTTTCTTGTGCTACTACTGCTCCAGCTGTGACTGCTGCTCCAGATTCGAAAATGAATAATCCTGATGTTGCTACAGAGAGAGTTTCTCCTGTTGCTGCGTCTGTAAGGGCTACTCCCACAATGATTGCGTCATCTGAGTTGGTTGCTGTTGCTACTAAGACCGTTGATTCAACATATCCTGCTGAAGTTATTGCCGTCATAACATCATCGCTTGCTGCTGAGGCGACTAAGTCACCCGCGGTTACAGCACCACTTGCTACTGCGTGGTACGTTGTACCAGGCATATTCGTCATGTATGTACTTGCCATTTTAGTTTATTTCCTTATCTCAAATTACTGTTTGTGAAAACATCGTAATTCCATTCAGCGTAATAGTTACCGAATTTGTCTTTCTTTACTTCGCTTGACATGTATTCTGGTAATACTTGAACGGTTTCCGCCTTTTGAGACTTAGCTTTTACAACTTCTCGTGTCAATGAAGACATTTCTCGCTTTAAAGATTTAAATTCTCTTCTCAGTTTGAACAATTCTTCGTTATCTGTTTCTTCAGCTTCTGCTTCAGGTTCTTCAGTAGTTTCTTCTTCTTCTGATGTTTCTTCAGCTTCTGCTTCAGGTTCTTCTTGTTGCTCAATTTGTGCTTTCAATTCTTCAATTTCAGCAATGAGCTCTTTTGTTGTTTTTGCCATATTTATTTCCTCCTTTGTTTTTTTAAACTAAGTAGTTTAGTTTCGAGTAGTAATTTTTCCACTCTTAACAATTCATGCTCTTCTGTCTCTTTCTCTAATTTCTCCAAGACGTATGTATTTTCCTGAACGAACTCAGCGATAGCTGTATCAATCATAGCATTTTGAATGCCTGGTACTGCCACTAAACTAAGTTCAAGGAATCTGATGTCGGTCGGGACGAACACGCGTGCTCCACCTTCCGCTCTTTCTGATTTAACACCTGTAAAATGTGACCCCACAGATACGTGCTTGATTAAACCTTGTTTCACTTTCTCTGCGATTTTGCTGTCCATAACTTGTGCCTTAAATCTTACTGCTTTTGAATTTTCGTCAAATAATGCCTCAGTTACTCGCCCCACGATGCTATCAACTGAATTATTGTGGTCCTTTAATAGAGGAACACCTTTCAAACTTTCAGCTGCTCTCTGAAGAACTTCTGCTGGGTATCTAACCTTGTTTAATGAAGTTGTTTCCTCAATGGCAACACCGCTAATTTCGTTGTTACCTTCTTCAGAATCTCTCTCTGCGAAAAACTCTACATTGTATTTCAATACTTTCTCAAATTCCATTTTAATAATTCCTCAATGACTTTCTTGCTGCTACTTTGTTGTCATCATCAAAATCTCCTCTTTTCAATGCGTTTGTTACAGTTACATCACGGTCTGTATAATCTATCAAGGTACTCCATTTGTTGTTAAGATTGGTTGAAGCACTTAATCCTGGTGATTCTGTGATAACTGGTCTTGAATTTCGGAATATAACATCTCTATCGTCCCCTTCAAATACAGGGATACGTCTTTGCGAGTTATTTGGGTCTGTGACTAATTTAAAGGGTAATACCATTATGTATTTAACTCCTGTATATCTCCAGACTTATTTATATAATAAATGCCTTCTTTCATTGGCATTTTCTTTGGATTTACGTCCTTTTTTGAGTCATCTACGCCTTTGACGTTAGATATATTGCTCGGTTTCTCTTCAGTTTCTTTAGGAATAAATTTCTTGTTAATATCTAATTGGTTTGCCACATAATCAGCAGTAACAATTCCTGCGGACTTCAAACGAAGCAATCTATTAACTTTAACATCTTCGTCTTCTTTTTCGAACTCTCCAAACTCAATTTCTACAACATCATCGCCAACCATTGGTTCAATTATTAATCTTTCAGTTTGACGAGTAAGAACTCGCTGAATTGCCTTAACTCTCCTGTCAAAGATACCTAATTGAACTTTAGCTGTTGCTTCAGTGCTATTTTGACCTCTACCTAATGCTACTTCAGGGACTTGTAATCCTGCGATAACTTGATTTTCCATGTGTTTAAGGAATTCCTCAACACCAATACTTCCACTTAAAGGTCTAATAGTATTAACCTTCACTACGTGAGAAGTAACTAAATCCATTTCTGGAGTTTGATTATCTAACTGACTCTCGAATTCTGTAATTTGGTCTTCAGTCGTTGGTTCTGCGTCAGTTCCAATAGCATACTGAATCTGAGGTGCTGCGTATCTGTGAGAAATTATTCTTAAATCGCTCTCCATTTGTAACTTAGTATTGAGTGCCTCTACAACTGATTCGATTGCTGAGGTTCCGTATATCTCATCTCCGATAACATTCCACTTAAAGTGAGCAATTTCTTCAGAAGTGAAATTAATAGTCTTCCCTTGTCCAAGTTCTTGCCTGTATCCTTTAACTTCACCAGTATCATCTGTATCAACAACCATATTCTTTGGGTGAAGTAATTTTAAGTCTACGAGCTTATCCCCTAACTTAACAATCTCAACATACGCATTTCCATATACAAGTAAATGTCGGATTAATCTATGTGATAATAATCCAAAATCTTGCTGTTCTAAAACTTCTGCGACCTCAGCCTTAGCCTTTTCATCCTCCGAAATAAGCTTATAACCTGTTCCGACAGCAAGGTCTGCGGTATAATTAATAGCTGCCTGTACAATAGGCACTTTCTTATAGATTTCTTCATATTTTTCTAACTTGTGACCAAGTTCTTGGTCTTGATTAAAAAATTGGTAGAACCCTTTTACATTTCCGACTTTGCCTTTGCCAGCTTCTCGGAATAAACGTATTGACGGGAGTTTAAATGCCATGATTTTGAAAGGAGCTACTACTTATAAGTGACACAGAGCTAGTATTTAAATGTTACCTAAAAACGAGACCGACGACTAACGGTCTTCTTACGAACTTTTCTGAAAAACATGCTTGCCCTACCCCGTTTTAGGTTATAAACTGCCAAAGCCAGCGAATCTACATAATCGTCGTGTAAGCCAGGTGGTGCTTTAAGCATTACTTTTCCTGTCTTAGAAATCTCTTGAGTAAAGGAAATCAATTGCCCTTTCAGCTTCTCAATATTAGGAAGTTCTATATCTTTAGTTTCCATTAAAAGACGCAAGTGCGAAAATAAATCAACCTTACTTTGAACTGTGAAATTGAATCCTTCAATTCGCAATCCCATCGCTTTCAGTTGGTCAATCTGAGCAAGACCTGCTCCTGTATCTGCGAGACACTTCTTGATTTTAAATCTCTCAGCATAATTTGCTATGTGTCCAATAACTTGGTCATAAGAAACTTGTTGAAATTCTTTAACAAACACAATCCTATGCGGACCCATTTTATTTTTCTGAACAATAGTTACTACTGTGGAAGACTTCTGTTTACCCCAATCTACTCCCATATAATATTCTCCGTCAGCAGTGCCATATTGTGAAAGTTCATAATCAGCACAAGCACTCTTAACCAAAGTAGTTGGGAAAAACAAAACCCCATCATCAACAAATTCTGCTAAATATTCAACGGCAAAACGAGTAGGACCCATAGATGCTCGTTGAAGTTCTAAATCACGAATATCCACACCAGGTGCTAAAGGAGTTCCATCTTTATTTAACGCAGGGAAATGAAAAATCTTAGCCCTGTCGTCCTGCGACCATTCAAGATACATATCATAATAGAATCCCGACTGCCCGTAAGGTGTCGAAGTCATAACAATCCGCCCACCCGTGCGAATAACCATCGGCATAATAACTTCGTAGTACAAATCGTCACTCGAAATATGTGCCGCTTCGTCGATAAACACAATATCTGCGGTATATCCTCTAATTGTAGCCTCACTCGGAGGCAAAGAAACAATCATGCTTCCATTATCTAAATGAACTTCAGTCCGACTGGAACGAACAATAGATTTAGTTAAAATCTCCGAAGATTCAATATCTTGACGAACTTTGTGAAGTAAAAGACCTGCCC